TGCACCAGTTACCACAGCTGGACTTTTACAAACATCTATTGGAGAAGAAGAGTACGCAGGAACCACAACTGGTTGGGGTAGACCTTCTTGGAACACAGGTGGATGGGGTATTTTTGGAGATGTATTTACACACTCCTTCTTAATGTCAACATCTGTTGGTGTTGTAACAATTGATGCAGAACTTAATGTGGGTTGGGGCAGAGATCACTGGGGTAATGGTGGTTGGGGAGTTCAGTATTCAGCTGCACCTTCTGGTCAAGTATTAACCTCATCGGTCGGTAATTCAACAGCAACAACAGACGTAACAGTTGGTGTAACAGGTCAACAATTAAATTTTGCAGCTGTTGGAACATTTAGCATTCAGATAGACTCTAGCGTAACCATAGTTCAAGCTGGTGAAAAAACCATGAACTTAAGTTTAGGCACTCAATCTTTAGTTCAAACAACTGTTGAGAGTGTTACAGGACAATCTTTAACATCTTCTGTTGGTTCAGTGGTGGCAGGATTATTTTTAGGGGTTCCAGTCACAGGAAGCACAGCTACAACAAGCATAGGTAATCAAAGTTTAGTTCAAAGCACAGTTGAGACTGTTTCAGGTCAGTCAATGACTAGCTCTATAGGATCTATTGGAGCTATACCTCAACAACAAGTAGGGGTCACTGGACAATCATTAGCATTGAGTTTAGGTGAAGAAAGCACCGTAGGAAATGCTAAAGTTTTACCTACTGGCATAGCCTTGACTTCATCTATTGGAAGCACTAATATTACATCATGGAACGAGGTACAAGTAGGCGTTTCTAATACATGGACAGAGGTTGATATTGCAGCCTAGTTAATGTAAAATAAAATATATACGGAGAAATAAAACTATGGCATCGACTTTTTCTACTGATTTAAAACTCGAGTTAATGGCAACTGGTGAAAATGCCGGTACTTGGGGTGATAAAACTAATTCTAATTTAAATTTAATTCAACAAGCAATTGCAGGATTTGAACAAGTAACACTTTCAAGTGGTGGAACTCTTGCTCTTGCAATGACAAACCAAACATTATCAAATGCAAGAAACATGGTTATCAAATTTGCTACAGCTTCAATTGCTGCAAGTACAATTTGTACTGTACCAGATGGAATAGAAAAATTTTATATTTTTGATGCAACTGGTTTAACAAACCCAGAAAACTTACAAATCAAGACAGCATCTGGAACTGGTTTCACTTTAGACGCTGCAAAAATTTATGCTGCTTATGCAGACGGAACTAACCTAAAAGAAATTTCATTAGACACTCTTGGCGGCACAGTCGGCACAGCTCAAATAGCTGACGATGCTGTTAATAATGACAAAATTGCAGACGGTGCAATCGACACTACTGCAAAATTAGCTGATGATGTTGTCACTTTTGCAAAAATGCAAGACACAACTACAGCAAACAGAGTTTTAGGTGCGGTTACTGCTGGAACAATTGGTGAAGTTCAAGTTCAACAAGCCATGATTGCAGATGATGCGGTTGGTGCAGATCAACTTGCAAACACAACTGTCACTGCAGGAACTTTTACGTCAGCAACTATAACCGTTGATGCTCAAGGACGACTAACAGCGGCTTCATCTGGATCTGCTGGTGTGGCTGGAACTTATGTTTTAGCTTTAGCAAATCAATCAGCAACTGGAACATTTACTGCAAACGCATCTTCTACAAGATTACACGTCTTTGGTGTTGGCGGAGGCGGAGGCGCAGGAGATGATGGGGGAAGACCAAATGTTGGGTCTGGCGGACGAGGTGCTTACGGAATGGCGCAAATAACAGTATCTAACCCATATTCAGTGCCTTATAGAGCTGGTGCAGCAGGAAATAATAATGGTGAAATTTCAGGTAATGCTGGACAAAGTTCTTTTGTTGGGTCACCTGCAGATTTTTCAGCTGGTGGGGGAAATGGAGGAATGTACTCTCAACAAAATGGTAATGACGGATCTTGTACAGTATCTCCAGCAGGC